TCCGCACGATTCGCAATAGACGCGCGCCGTTTCAGGCTTGTGGGTCTTGCCGTCCTGGCCCTTGTCCCAATGGACGTGCTTGAAGAATTCCAGGAACTGCCGGTGTTGGCAGTGTGGGCAAGTGACAGATGCCCGGCGCTGGTCCGATTGCTTGTACCGGACCTCGATCTTGCTTTCGCCGGTGATAGTCGGCGAGCAGACCGCGATATTGAGCGAATTCGATTCGAAGGTGGCTTGCCGTTCCTCGGCAATGTCGAGCGGGTTGCCCTCCTTCAGGGGCAAATATTTGTCGACCTCGTCCTGTTGAAGAATGCGAATCGGGCGGCGCGCCAGATTGTCGGGACTGCCGGCGCCGACAATTCCCAAAAACCCGCCGGGGAATGCCTTGTAATCGACGGTGTCGCCGGCGTCGCGCGTCTTGCTGGTACCGATCAGGCCCCGCAGGACCGGCGTCGCCTTGATGAAGGGCGCGATGCGCTCCTTCGAAAACTGCAGTGCCGCGGCGTCCTTTGGTTGGACGATCAGCATTGGGCACGGATCGAGGTGGGCGTGATAGCCCGTGACGTTCTCGATCAGCGTCGACTTGAGCAGCTGCGTCGCCACCATGGCGGAGAGCTTGCGCACTCCGGGCTCGGTGACCGCGAGCATGGGCCCGCGCGCGATCTCGACGCGTGCGGTGCGATAGCGCCCGGACGTGCTGCCGGCTTCCTTGGCCAGGACACGGAAGCGGTCCGCCCATTCGGGCAGGCTTATCCGCGGCGGCGGTGTCCAACCCCGGCGAGCTGCTCGGCTGAGCCGGTCAGCCTTCGTCGCCGGCGGCGGTGAAGTCGAGGTCGGGCTCGCCGAGCTCCTCGAGCTGCTGGTGGACATATGGCTTCAGCGCCTCCGCCAGCTTCGCGCCGTCGATATCGAGATCGGCGGCGAGCAGCGGGGCGAAGCGGCCTGGCCAGGCCATCCAGGCGTCGCGCGCGGCGCGACGATCGTCGAAGATGACCCGTTCGGCCACCTCGATCTCGACGAGCACGCCGGCCTCCCTCTGGGCGGCCAGCAGGTGCTTGAGCGCGAGCGCGTTCTCCTTGATCGCGGCCGCTTCGACTTTCGATCGAAACTGTCCGGCGAGCAGCTGCTCGATGAAGCCGCCGGCGATCTCCGCGTCTATTTCGCCCTCGGCCGCAGCGGCCTCGAGGTCGACGACGACTTCGTCAACCGCGGCGGCGACGTCAGGGGCAACCTGGTTGCGGTTGCGGGTCGAGGTTACCGGTTGCGGCGCCTCGGTTGCGGCGGCTTCCTTGAAGCGCCCCAGCCCCGCGTCGCGCATGTTCGCGTCGGACGCTTCGACGTCGACGAGATCGCCGTCGAATACTAAAACGCCGCGATCGCGCCACTTTGCGGCGGCCTGGCGAGACGCACTATGCGTTTTCGCAAAGCCGGACAGCGATAGGAGCGACAACCTTGCCCTCCCCTACCCCGCAACCGGCAACCGCAACCGCAACCAACTTTTCAACATCGCAGCTGGCGAGACATCGCAGCGCGCAAGTGCCCGCGATCGGCAGGGCCCCCGGAAGGACCCGTCGAATGGGGGGGGTGGCTAGGCCAGGCGGGCAGCCGCGGCGGCATCGAGGTCGGCGATCGCGCGGGCGGCGGCTCGGCCGAGCAGCTCGGTGACCATGAGGACGAGCGTGGCTCGAGGCAGGCGCGCCGACGCTTGCGCACCTGCGACGCGATCTTGGGCCGGCGCTCGAACGGTGACGACGACGTCGTCATCGTCCAGGGTGAGGTTGATGTAACTGGGGTACGTGTCCGACGTATCCGTCCACCCTTGCTGAATATTGGCAGACGCCATCATCAACAATCCGATGCGGTCATGGGAGGCCAGGGCGCATCGATCACGTGGGCCGGCACCCAGCAGGCCTGGGCGAAACCGTCGAGGAACGTGCGCGCGAAGTCAGTGTAAGTCTGCGGTGGCGGTTGATCGTGCGGTCGCATTTCCAGGCAACGCGCGCACGTCCAAGTGCCGGTGGTAGGCTGCTGCGACCACGCGTGCGCGCACGCGCCAACGATCACGACTGGCGAATTCATCGCGCTATCTCCGCGCCGTCGCGAGCGCCTTGCGCATGGCGGCTGTGTATTCGTGCGCAGCGTTGCGGCGCACGTAGTTGCGGGCCTTGCCGTAGAAGTCGAAGCGCTTGCGGACGGGCGTCGTGTTCTCGAACGCGATCAGCAGTTTGAGCGCGCCGCGCCCGGCCTGGGCCTTGGAGCGGCTTGCGCCGGCGGGGCGTTGCCACACACCGGACAGGAGGCCCTTTTTGGTTTGGACCTTGCCGATGAAGACGTTCGGCTTCGCCTTGAGGCGCGCCAGCGTGCTCTTGGGCAGGTTGCCGTACTGGTTCGTGCGCTGCTCGATCGGCACGAGCATCGCGCGCTTGGTGCCGAGGAAGCGGGAGCCGCCTTCGACGTAGGGCGCGAGATAGGCGGCCTGCCCACCCTTGTCGTTGGTGCGATCCTTGGCCGCGACCACGGCGATCGGTTTGGCCTTGGTCGCGCCCTCGATCCGAAAGGCGCGCTTGGTGAAGGGCGTCGCCTTCTCGAAGAAATCGATCAGGCTCTCGGTCTCGAGCGCGGCAACGCCTCGAGCCAGGCTGTTCAGCGCGAGCGCGTTGGCGAACGGCACTTGCTTGGCGCCGAGCGCGATCATCGCGCGATGCACCGGGCGAAGATCCGCGGCGATCGTCAGGCGAAGCATCAGGCTTCAACGACAGTGAGCGCCTCGACGTTGATGTCGGCACGTCCGCCTCGAGCGCGTTTCGCGACTACCGCGATATCGGCGATCAGGTGGCCGCGCATCGGAAGCTTCAGCTCTGGCAATCGGCTGAGCCAGTTCTTCAGGGCGCTGCTGTCCGGCCCCTCGATCGACAGGATATGCCGGGCGCCATCGAAAGTCTTCGTAGACCAGCGATACCAGTCGGACGCCGAGATCGTGATGGCGAAGCCTGACGCGGTCGCAGACGCTATCAGCGCCTGTTGCAACGCCCTGGACGCAGCTTCCGAACTGGCCATCAGATCTCGACGCCCAGCTGCTCTAGGGCCGCCTGGTTGCGCCGCAAGCGCGCCCTGACTTCGCCGACGATCGACGGCCGAGCCAGCTCGACGATCGATTCGTCATTGAGCGAGTAATAGGGGCCCAACTTGCCCGACACGGTGAAGGAGACGAGCAGTACGCCGTCCTCGAGCAGCGCCTGCAGGTGCTTGCGCTCGAGCACCAGGTCGTTGACCTGGTTGAGCCTATCCAGGCGCATCAGGCAGCCGTCTCGCTGACGGTAGCGGACTGGAAAACGGGTTTGACGAAGAACGTCTCGGTGCCGGCGCTCGTCGAGAAGCCCAGCTCGCGCAGCTGCTTGCCATGCTGGCCAGCAAGCCCGGCGAGCGTCGTCTGACGATTCAGCGAATATTTGATGTTGAGATAAGGCCGTGCCCAGCGCGCCTCGCGCAGCTGCTCGATCACGTCGGTCTCGATGCCGGCTAGTGCCAGCCGCGTGCCGCCCATTCGGCTGCCGATTTCGCAGCCGCCCAGCTCGGCCGACTTGCGGCCCTTGCTGAGCAGCTTGAACTTATGCTCGGCCCACCATGGCGCGAGCAGCTGCTCGAGCTGCTTCAGTTCCTCGACCAGTGGCAGCGCCTCTGCATCGGCCGCCTGGTTCGCGGCGGCGATCGCATCGGTGCGTACCGCTTCCGTCACCGCGAGCGAACCGGCCACAAGCGCATAGCGCTGCAGCAACTTCTGCCCGGCCTCGACAGACCGGGGCGCGCGATGATTCATGCTTGGTCTTTCGGTTGTACGAGCTCGGCGAGCACCGCGATCGCGGCGTCGCCGGCATCGATGCGCGCGAGCAGCGCGGCGATCTCGCGGGGAGTCACGGTGGCGACAGGTGCGTCACCGTCCCCGGCCAGGCGCCGGAGTGGGTGGAGATCGAAGGCGGGCACCATCAGAAGACGGCGATCCCGCCGCCCGGGAGCAGTCGGCTGCGCACGGTCACGGCTCCCGAATCGTAATAGCGATTGGTCGATCCGCCGGTCGCGATCCGCATCAGATCCTCGGCAAGATCCGCGACGCGTTCCTGAATTTCGTCGACCAGTTGCTGCGAATGGCGGCCCAGCCGGCCGTCACGGATGATCTCGTCGAGCCGGGGGATAACCCGATCGAGGTCATCCAGCATTGCCAGCTGGGCCATAGGTTCGCGCTCCGGGAACGAAAAAGCCCGCCAGGCCAGGGGAGGGGCCGACGGGCTCAGGACACACGTGTCGCGGGGTCGATTTGGCAGGTTCCGTGGCCGTTTTGCAGACCCTGATTTGTTACCAGCTCAATTTAGGCGCGCATGCGCCCGGGCGAGGCCATCCTCGTCCACGTGCCGACGTGCTTCGGCCGAGAAGCCCGGCCAGGCATTGAGCGCGGCCACCAGCAGCTCGCCGGCGCGCTTGTGGTGCACGCAATGCCGGCGTGCCGCGGCGGCCAAGCCGAGATCCTCGACGATGATATCGAGCACCAGCGCCGGCCTGGGCAGCGATTGGCGCCACATGGTAAAGGCCCGCTCCATCCGCACGGCGCCGAGCGCTTCGAAGAATTCGCCGCCGCGCCGCGAGACGTCGATGCGCGTCTCGAGGCTGGCCGTCCGCACCGCCACGCTATCGCGCACGCGCTCGGCGGCACATTTGATCATCTCCGCATAGGCAACGTGGTGATCGTTCAGCTTCTTGCTGTCGTACAGCCGCGCGATCGCGCCTTCGCGCCGTTTCGAGCGGTCGGCGTGATCGGCGTGCGTTGCGGCGGTGCCGTTGGCTTTGTGCCCCCATTCGGCCTCGCGCTTCGCGATAAGCTCGCGCAGCTCGGTCTCTTCGGCCGCCGCCAGCTCGTTCCGTTTCGCCCAGATCGCGTCGCGTTGCTCGCGAAGCTGCGCCTGCAGCTCCGCGGCTGCGCTGGCCTTCGCCAGCTGGGCCCGGGTGAGCTTGGTCGACCAGCCAATACCTCTAGCCGGTGGCGCCGCCCTGGCTGCGCGCGATGCGCGCTGTGCTGCGCGGCGCGCTTCGCGCTCCTCGCGATCGATCTGCTCGACGCGGTCGCGAAAGCTCATGCTGATTTGGTCGCTCATCCCCATTCCCCATCGACTGCGTTGGATCATGGTCGAGCAGGCCGAGTGGCGGCAGACCCTGATTTGTTACCGGGGGGTCCGCGTGCAAGTGGTCCTCGTCGACCGTGTACCCTTCCTTGCGCAAGAGCCGCACGGCTTCTTCGCGGGCAGTCAGGGGTACGATGCTGCGGTGTTTGCCAGGCAGGCGATTGATGCGATGCTCGTCGGCAAGTTGCCGCACCAACGTGCCGGCGTGCTTCGCGGATACGCCGAGCGCGTTGCCGATCTCGGCGTAGCTCGGCGATTCATGTCGGGCCGCCCAATAGGTGACGATGAATTCGAGCGCCCGCAGCTTGTAGCTGGTCACCGTGGGCGAAAGCCCGAACTCCGGACGCATCGCGAATGCCCTCCCGCTTGGAACATAGCGGGAATCAGGCGCAATGCGAGCAAGGAACGTTACTTATTCGATCCAGGACGGCGCCCTAGACTGATGCTTGCTGTTGCACACCTAGAAGTCGATGCCGCGGCGCTCGAGCTCAGCAGCGATCGCGGCGCACTCGGGCGTCTCCAAGTCGCCGCACTCCGCCCCGACACTTTGCCGCGCTGCGAGCAGCTCGGGGTCGGTCATCGCCTCCGGAGCCTTCGCTGCTTCCGGATCGCCGTTCATGCCGCCGCGCCGATCGGCTCGATCTGCTCGAGCGCGGCCGCGTCCTTGCGCCGCGCTTCGGCCAGGTCGAACTGCGACTGCATCGCGACGAGCAGCTCGGCGGGATAGCCGATCGCGCGCTCAATCTTCAGCGCCATGCTCGACGAGACGGCCTTCTGGCCGTTCAGCATCTTGGTGATGAACGCGCGTTCGGCGCCGATCGCAGCTGCAAGCGTCACGCCGGCGACCGACCGATCGGCCAGCGTTTCCTTAAGCACCACGCCCGGGTGCTGCGGATACGTCACGACGATCGGCTCGTCGTCTTCCATATACTCTTCGCGCATTTGGGTACTCCCAGCAAAAATTGAGGTGACGATCCGCCTAATGCGGATCGTCGTAGAACATCCCCGAAATCACGTGCTGCTTAACCTCATAGTCGAACAGCAGGCGGGTGTTGCCGAGCACATCGATCGACCACAGATCCCTGCCCTTCCATTGATGGACGCGCCATTCGGGGTGTGCGTCCGCGACCTGCTTCAATGTGCCGGCGGAAGTGAGCACGGTAAGGCGGGTGCGGATCCGATCGGCTTCGTTCGGCTGCAGGCCCTTGATCGGCGTGCCCGCCGTGCTGGCCATCACCGCCTTGATCCGCTTGTCTTTCGCCGAAACCTGCATGTCGCCGTGCTCCCTTGCTCAACTGTGTATCGTGGATACACAGGCGATGCAAGCAGAAAGTGTATCAGCGATACACAATCTTTCGTTTCCGCAGAGCTGCCGGCGCCTTGGGCGAGGGAGTTGTCCCACAGTCTTTGAGAGCGGACATCGCGGCGCTGGCACCCTCGAGTGGGTGTATCGCGACCGACCTTCCATCCTTCACGATTTCGATCGCCGTGGTTTTCGACAAATCTTCGAGCAATGTTGGACGAAACCCACCGACGATCGATGTTCTTCCCCCGAGCATTTGACCGTGAAAGGTCACGCCCGACCAGCTGTCATCCACGGTACCGTCAGCCATCACGAGCACGGTCGAGACCCGATACTGTTCGCCATCAACAACGGTTTTGAGACGATCGGACACAAGCCAGAATAGCACCGGCTCACCACCTGACTGGTAGGACAAGGCTAGAGTGTCGTTGTCGCCAAAGCTGATCTCGATCGAGCAGCCATGCGCGCGCCGGGACAGCGTCCACGGGTGAACATCCGGGAGTTGCGCCTGCCCAAAGAGGGCCGCGGCGATGAACGCTGCCAGCACGCTATTTCTTGCCCCGCGGTGCTATTTCTTCGGAAAGGCGAGCATCATACTCCCGGCGCGGCTCCTGAAGGCGCGCGGGTTGGTGGCGGTCCTCGACACGATAGACGGCGCCCTCTTCGTGCAGCGTTGCCTCCCCTTGCGGGCGGGACATGGCCTTTGCCACAATCAGGAGTGCGGTACGGTCGCGTGCCGACAGCGCCTCGAAGCACGTCACCAATTCTCGAGCCGCCGCACTCAGTGCAGGGACCTCTGGGCCATTCGCTTTGGGATCGTCAGTATCACCCATCAAGTAGGCGGCGCTGGTATCCAATGCCTGCGCGATCCGGACGAGATGCGGCGAGGATCGGTGACCGCCGCGAATCAAACTATTGATGGTCGTCTGCGGGACGCCGGCCCTGCGCGCAAGCTCCGCCTGCGTGATCTTGAGCACGCCAATGCGCTCTTCGATTCTCGGCCCAAGCCCCATGAAAATGGTCTACCGGAAAACCGGTAGAAAGATATTCCGACGAATCGGTTGACTCGATACCGACTCATCGGTAGCTCTAACCGAATGGACGGTACCCGATCGCCCGAATCGCGCGCATTGCTTCGAGCCATAGAAGTGGCTGGGTCGCAGTCGGCGTTCGGCCGCTTGATAGGTCGGAATCAATCGACCGTGCACGATTGGGTGCGGCTCGGCCGGCCACTGCCGCCAGAGCACGTTCTGACGGCCGAAAAGCTCACCGGCGTTTCCCGCCACGACTTGCGCCCGGACATCTACCCGCGCGAGGACATCGCTGACACCGAGAAGGCGGCTTAGATGTCCCTCATCCTCGCCTTCAGCGTGACCCTCAACGCTGGCTCGATCCTGGCCAACTGCTGGACGCTCTGGCTCTTGCGTCGTCGCCTTGTGGCGCTCGAGGCTCGAGGGGCCGAGGTGCGCAACTTTAGCCGCCAGGTCCTCCGATGACCGGCGCCTCTGTTCTTCGTTGGTCTTGCGGAAACCCAACGATGGCCGGCGGGGGCGCGGCCACAAGCCGCGCCTCCAAAGGCGCACGATCATCCCTTTCCCCCCATTCGGCCGCTGGCAGACCGGCCGGAAATCCGCACCCTATCGCGTCCCTTACGACGGGTGCGGGGTTAGTGACCCCGGTCTGCCAGCCAAATGACCTTCCCAGGTTAAGCCATTGGGCGCCGGTTTGCTTTGCCAATCGGCGCCCGATTTTCGCATCCCTTCCGGAGCGCGCGAGATGGAGCGCACACCGGGTCGCGGCGTCGCCGCGCTCTCTGCCGAGGGTGCGGCGACGCTTGTATTCGACGTCGGGCGCGCCGGCCGTCCCGGGCCTGCGAGCGCGCCTGGCCGGGCGCGCCGCGTCCAACCGCAGCGTCACGCGCGGAGCCGGCAAATGACCCGGCAAGTCGTCACCGTCAGCGACGCAGGCGGGTTCAGCCTCTGGCTTGAGCCATTCAACCCTGCCGAGCGCCTCGGCAATGGCCCAGGCGAGCATATCCTTTCGGAGTGCGGGTCACGGATGACGGCGCGGGCTCTTGCTAGCCTGTTGAACGAGATGCTGAAGTTGGCTGACGACGAAGGTGAGAGGCTTCCCCGGATCCGGATTGCACACGCCGTGGCAAAGGTGCTCGGCGGCTCGATCGATATCGAAAGCTTCCGGTGACCAAGGTCCGCCCCCCGATATCGACGCACCAGGCGCTCGATCGCATCGCGGGGCAATTGCCCGGTGGCTGGGCCCAGATGGGCCGTCTTTCCGAACGCAGCGAGTCCGTCGTGCGCAGATGGGGCGACCCGGATCACGAGACCGACGTGCCGCTTGGGATCGCGATCAAGTTCGACGTGGCGTTCCAGGAAGCTGGAGGCAGCGGCGCGCCGCTCCACGACGCTTACGCCCATCTACTCAACCTGGCGATCGCTGAGCGTTTCACGGACCAGGTGCTGCTGCTCGAGATGACGCGCATCGTCGCCAAGGAATCGGGCGAGGCGCTCACTGCGCTGATCAGCCTCTGCGGCGCCAACCCCTCGGCCGAGGACATCTTCCGCGCGCTGCGCGAGCTGCCCGAGGCCGTCTCCGCCTTCAACGCCCTCCTCCCGGTGGTCGACTCGATAGCGCGCGCCGCCCGCGCACGACACCCGCCGTAAGGTCCGCAGACAAAAGCCTGAATCTCTTTGCAACAGGCCACCCGGCGGCTCTGCCCGCTGCCGGGATGGCTTTTCTGCTGCCATTAAGGATCCTGCCATGGCGATCAGCCCCGGCGCCTACATCGCACTCCGCCGCCAGGCACACGGCCTCCTGATCGAGGACGTTGCAGCGAAGATGTACACCGTGCCGCACCACCTCAATGAGGCGGCCCGCGTGCATTGGCTGCGCCAGATCGAAGCCGACGCCTCGCCGATGAGTAATGCGACGATCGACGCGTTACGCGAAGTCTTCCGCTTCGACCCGGTGGTGCTGCTGCGCCTTGATGAAATCCACCGCGGCGCACGCCTGCCGGAGCCGCGGATCTGCCTGGGCTGTGGCTGCAGCGAGCTCGACGCCTGCGACACCAGCGGCGGCCGTTGCCAGTTCATTGGCTGCCATTGGGTTTCCGACACACTGTGCAGCGCCTGCGCGACGCGCGCCGGGATCGCCCCCGATCGCCTCGGGGCCGCGGCATGAAGCGCGAGGTCCTCGCCGTAATTCCGTTCGTGCAGGTCGCGGTAATCGTCGGCGTCGGCGCGATCGTGATCCTGTTCAAGCTCAAGAACCGCACCCGCTTCATCATCGCGCTCGTCGGCCTCGCAATCATCTTCGGGCTGTTCGGCGCCGCACTAGCACAGGGGAACGTCCATGAAGCTCGCCGAGCTAAACGCTGCGCCGCGTCCGCGTCGCCGTGCCCGCGTCCGCGCCGAAGAACAGCGCGTGCACCCTATCTCGTGCCCGTGTCGGCGGTGTTCACCACCGCTGGCGATCGAGGAAGCTGGCTACGGCCGAGCATTCCGGTGGCTTGTGATCTTCATGATCGGCGCGACCGCGGTGACCACCGTGCTTTCGACTGCGCACTTAGTGCCGTCGCCCCTCGTCATCTTCGGAGCGCTTAGATGAGCGACAGCATCGCCGCCGACCAGCTGCGCCTTCTGATCGAGCGCATCGAGCGCCTGGAGGAGGAAAAGAAGGGCATCGCTGACGACATCAAGGATGTCTACGGCGAGGCCAAGGCCACCGGGTTCGACACCAAGACCATCCGCTCGATCGTGCGTCTCCGGAAGATGGAGAAACACGCGCGCGACGAAGCCGACGCGCTGCTCGAGACCTATCGCCAGGCGCTGGGACTGGCGTGATGGGCAAACGGCTCTCATTCGAGCAACTGGCGATGAACCGCACAAAGCGGCGGGTCGCTCGCATTCGCAAGCTCGTCGAGGACATCGCGTACGATTGGTGCGACGAGATCGACATGATCTCGGAGGCAGCGAACGAGCTTGGCCGAGATCTCGATGAGTTCGAAAAGGACACCAAGGAAATCTTCGATGACGTGATGCGCGAGCGGGCGGAGGCGACGGCATGAGCGCGCGCCCGTCGCCCGACCTCCCCTACGCCTATGTGCGGCGCTTCTATCACGTCGATCCTCAGATCGGTGAGCGCGTCCGCCATACCGAACTCACCCGGAACAACCTCGGGACGATCGCGGCCGAGCACCCGGGCATGGGGCACTACGTGATGGTGCGCTTCGACGGCCAGCGGGACCCGATGCCCTGCCACCCAACCGCGCTCGAGTACCTCGGAAAAGGAGAAGCGTAATGGCGACCGACTTTGTTCAGATCGGGGGGATTTTCGTCAACCCGGCTGCCGTCGCGGTAATTGCGCCGCACCGCGGCACTTTGGTCGACGGCGTGGAAACCGCTCCGCCGCCCGCCGACACGGTCATGCTGCACCTCTTGAGCGGTGTCCAGATCCAGGCGCAGGGCAACGCTCGCGAGATCGCGCGCCAGCTATGCGTAGGTCAGGGCGACCAGGCCTGATGTACGGCCCGCGCCATCGCGTCCGGAGGTGGCAGCGCACGGTCAATCCGCCGGCGCGCTGCGTCGTGTGCGGTGGCCGGCGCAAGCCGCTCCGTGCCCGGGTGTGCCGCCCTTGCGAGATCGGCCGTCGGCCATGATCCGGACCGCCGAGATCCTCGGGCCCGAAGCCGAGCAGCCAATGCGCCCGTACGACGGGCCACTGGTAGTGTTCGAAGCCGGTCACGCCATTCTGCCGCATCCGAACGGCGAGATGACGATGGTGCCTTTCCGCGACGGTATCCATCTGGCTTGGACCGCTACGCCGGAGCTCGGCGGCATCACCATGTTCTGGTTTGCCGGCCAGGACGCCGACGTCGGCTTTGCGACGTCGCTTACGCGCGAGGGGCTGCGCGCGATCATCCGCGACATGCAATCGATCGATGCGCAACTGGACGTGCCAGCGTGACGCTCGGCGGCATATTCCTTTTGCTCGGGTACGGGCTCGTCCTGGCCGGCGCTGTGGCGCTCGTTCGTCACAAGCGCCGCGCACCAGCAACCCGCTGCGTGCTGTGCGGTGCGGCTTGCCCAGCGATCAGCGGCGGCTTCTGCAGCCGTTGCCAGGACGAAAACACGTGGTAGCCGACGGCGACTTTGCTACGCGCCTCCGTGGCCTCGGTGTCGAGCCGCCGCTGCGCCTGGGCGATCGCTACGGCACAGTCGTCGATGCGCACGGCCGTGAGGTGCTCGCCGTCGATATTGATCGGACTCGCCCCAACGGTGTCGCCGAGGCCCTAACCAAGCTGTTCTGCAGCGCGATCAACGCGACTGCCGAATTCGGAGACGAGCCGTGAAGCGCGCCCTCTCCCCTTCGCCCTGCAGCTGCCCGGAATGCGCGCACCTGGATCTGAATTTCCCGGGCGAGGGTCTGCAGCTCGCCATCCCACTCGCCTCTCCGCCGGGGGGGGG